ATGAGTCTGTCTGAGAAGGACATCGCCAGATTCTGGTCGAAAGTTGCCAAGCGCGGCGAAGACGATTGTTGGCCTTGGTTGGCATCTATCAATCATGGGTATGGGCAGTTCTTCGCCGGTGGGAAGAACCTCCGCGCGCATCGCGTTGCATGCCAGTTGACGCATGGAGAACAACCCCACGAAAAGGCTGAAAGTGCTCACCGGTGCCACAACCGCCTCTGCTGCAACCCGAAGCATTTGCATTGGGCAACCAGGGCGGTAAATGAGCAGGAGAAGGTAGAGGCTGGCCGCCAGGTGAGAGGTGAGCGAGCGCATTCCTCGAAACTGACAGAGCGAGACGTCATCGAGATCCGACGGTTGTACATGAGCAAGCAGGCAACACAGACCGGTCTATCCGATCAGTTCGGCGTGAGCCAGAAGCAGATTCATCTCATCGTTACCCGAGCGCGCTGGAAGCACGTGCAGTGAGCAGTAACCGCAAATAACCGGGTGCGGTATAGAAGAAACGGTAGTGGGGGCCATTAGCCCAGCCCTGAATAACCGGTGTCGAGCCGGCTCAATAAACGTGGACAAATGGCGGAGTCGCACCGCCACGCGCAGATGGATGGCTACCGCACAAAGGCGCAGCAGTCTGCACGAATCCGGATATACCACCCTCGGCCTAGCAACGCTTCAAAAAAAGCGGGTGGGAGGTTGCGCCCGTTCCATCGGTCCGGAGCTGAACATGATTGCGTACGCCATCTTCACGTCTGACGGCACACTGCTTGCCACGATCTCGACACCGATTCCGCCGACGCTCGAGCAGATGGCGGACTACTGCGCGGAAATCCACGGGTTCGCCGACCGAGACGAATGGATGTACGAGGCGCGCATCGACAGCATCGCATACGCGCCCGTCCACTGATCCTCAATAAGTCGTGACGCGGCGGCCCTCGAGGCACGAGGCGAGGCATTCGCCTAGACGATGGGGTAGATCGACGATGCACTGCGCGTCGAGGTCGCCGAGTTTTCCGGTTGGCAGTTTGTGCTCCTGGTGCACCGGCAGATCGCCGTGATAGTCCCAGTTCACGATCGCGTTGGCAGCGTCGAGCTCGATCCATACGCAGCAGTCGGAATCGTCGAGCGGGATTTCGTCGATCTCGTGATGAAGTCGAAACAGAACTCGAGCCCGCTTCAGAAACGCCCCTTCCCGTTCCTCCGAATACTCGGCGTAGAACCCATGTTCCTGGATCTCTTCGACGAAGCGTTTGAACTCGGGTCGAAAGTCACTGATCATCATGGCCTCGAACAAAGTACTGGCTTCGAACATCACCGCATTGAGGCGCCTGTCTTCATCCCGCCGCTCCTCAAAGTCAGCCTTCTCCTGCGCGGCTTTCGCCTTAAACAGATCGCTATACCTTTTCATGTGTGCCCCGTGGCCATGGTCTTGTGTGGTGATCGCACGATCGCGATCGTTATTCGTGTGCGCTGAGATTGATCCGTCGCTCATGGCGCGCAGGCATTTAATCACATCCGCTGCGGTCAAGAGTCCTCGTAGCTTTCGCAGGTCGATTCCCTCGCGTGCGCGCACGTACGCGCGTGGAAAGGCTCAGGCGGATACAGCGGGAAGGGATGAGAAATGGAGGAAGAGGGTGCCCTGCGTGCCTCAAAAACACGCGTTTCCCGCTCTGCCTCATTCCATTCAAATACCTTTCTGTCACATTCAAAGGCTTACATGTTGCAGTGCGTTCGCCGAGATCAGCGTATCGACCAACTGCGAAAATGCCGTAAGTGATTGATTTTATTGAATTGGTGCAGTGCATCTCGATTTGACATAATGGCTGCTATCAGTCGAAACGGGGCATTATCAGCAGCGGATGAGATCAATTCTCATCTTTTCCTTACGAAAACATAACTCTGGGACCACCCAGGGCCCTCCGGACGGGGGTGACGAAATTTCGCGAACCCTCTCGCCAATCCGCACGCGGGAAAAACATTGATGATCCTCTGCGAGGAGGAAAGTCATGGCCCTGACCAATGGAGCGTTGCTGAAGGCGATCTCGGACGATCGCGCGCTCGGTTCCGCGATGCTGTTTCCGCATCGTCATCCGCAGGCGTCGCCGGCGTTCCACGTCGAGGTCATGGACCTCTGGCGATGTGCGGACGAGTGGGTGCTGATCGAAGCGTTTCGCGAGGGTGCCAAATCGACGCTCTCGGAAGAGCACCTGTTGATCGAGGCGTGTTTCGGCAACTTCGGGTACTGCCTGATCATCGGTGAGACGTACACGAAGGCTTGCCAGCGTCTCGAGGCGATCAAGTTCGAGGCGACCCGAAACACGAAGCTGCAGGGCCTTTTCGGCCGACTGAAGGAGTCGGGGCGGGTCTGGAACGAGCACCAGATGGAGCTTTCGAACGGCGTCCTGCTCGAGGCTCACGGCTGGGAGGAAGAATTCCGCGGCTTCAAGTGGCGCGACATCCGGCCGGATCGGGCGTACCTCGACGACATCGAGAACAAGGAGCGGGTCAAGGACAAGGCTGCGGTCGACGCGTCGATGCGCAAGCTCTACCTCGAGCTGATTCCGGCGATGGACAAGGTCAAGGGCAAGATCAGGGTTACCGGCACGCCGCTGGCCGAGGACTGCATGATCACCCGGCTTCGCGAGAACCCGGACTGGACGAGCCGACGTTATCCGATCTGCAACGGCGACATCGACGATCCTGAGACGCGGGCGTTGTGGCCGGAGCGCTACCCGATGGACTGGGTCCGTCGGAAGCGCGACGAGATGGAGCGGGCGGGGCAACTCCGGGGCTTCATGCAGGAGTACATGCTCATGGCGATCGGCTCGCAGGACAAGCCGTTCGAGAGCGAGCATATCCGGGAATGCGCAGTCGACCCGGCGCCGTGGCTACCGAAGGTCGTGATCACCGACCCTGCACGGACTACGGACGTGAAGAAGAGCGACCGTACCGGGCGAGTCGTGGTCAGCCGCCTCGGAACGAAGATCTACGTCCACGCTTCTTCCGGTGAATTCTGGAAACCCGACGAGGTCATCGAAGATGCCTTCAAGACCTCGGCTCGGTACGGCGACGCGGCCGTTGCGATGGAGAAGAACTCCCTCGACGAATGGCTGCTGCAGCCGATGCGCGCGGAGATGCTCCGCCGCGGCGTGACGCTCGCTCTTCGCCCGCTCACTGCGCCCCAGGACCGGGACAAGACGCAGTTCATCATGGGCATGCAGCCCTTTTTCGAGGCCGGCGACATTGTGCTGGTCGGCGGGCAGGGCGCGCACCCGAAGCTCGTTGCCGAGATCCTGAACTTTCCCAGCGGGCGGCGCGACATCCTGAACGCGCTCGCGTACTTCCAACGCGTGTTCTCGGGGGCGCCCGTGTACGAAGACTTCGGACAGTGGAACCTGGTGAGCGAGTACGAGCCCAGTCAGCAGCATCCGCTCGCGCTCGCGTTCAACGCCACCGGTACGGAGACGACCGCGGCGCTGCTTTGCATCGAGGGGCAGCGCGTCGTGGTCGTCGCGGACTGGATCTCGCCCGTCCCTCCGAAGGAGGCCGTGCCTGACATTGCGCAGCTCGTGCGCGCCGCGTTCCCGCGCGCACGCGTGACGGCGTGGCTGCCGGCCGACGTGCTCGACCAGGCCGACCGCATGCCGATCGTGCCGGCGCTGCGCGCCGCGGGTATGTACCCGATGCGCGGCGCGTACGTGAACGTCGCGCGCGGCGCGCTGTCGCCGCTGATTCGCACCGAGGCGAAGGCGCGCCGCCTGTTCCAGGTCGATACGGAAGGCGCCACGCATACGCTCAATGCAATGGCCGGCGGCTACAACTACCCGGTCGACCGCGCGGGAAACCGGAATACGCTCCCCGAGACTGGTCCGCACCGTACCCTCATCGAGGGGCTCGAAGCGGCCGTGTACGTGATCTGCTCGCAGCAAGCGGACGTCCTGCCGGAAGGCGTGAACATGGGCGTGAACCCGCAGGGTGTGAGCTATCTGACCACTTTGCCGCGGAGATGAACATGGCAGTCGATCGCAAAATCACGCCCAAGGCGCCGTCGCAGCGCCCGTCGGATTTCTACAAGGGCAAGCAGCAGGGCGGCGCGTACGGCAAGGCCGAGAAGGTCGGCGAACGCATGTCGGGCGGTCCGATGCGCGAAAAGATGTCGAAGCCGGGTCTGTGATCGTGAAGAAGCCCCGCGAATTCCAGGGCACGCGCTCCGAGTCGCGCCCGGTCGGTGACTTCTTCGCCGACAAGACGGCGAAGAAACCGAACGTCGACGATCGACCGAAGCGCACGCCGCGCGATCGCGGCACCGGCTCTTCGCTGGCGAAGAAGCTCGCCGGCAAGGTGATCGGCTGACCCTTCCATGGCCCGCTCGAAGAAGCCGAAGAAGCAGGACGACAAGCCCGCGGTCGAAACACTGGACGCGCGGGCGCTCGACGCTGAGAAGACGGGCGAGGAGATCGAGAACTGGGCCGACCAGCCCGATTCCGACGCCTATACCGAAGCGGCGAAGCTGTACCCGAAAATCTCGAAGTGCTACGAGAACAAGCAGGAGCAGATGGACCGGTGCGCCGAGTACTGGTCCATCTACAACGCTCAGCCGGACGAGAATCAGCAGTATTCCGGCAACTCGCAGTGCTACATCCCTGCCGTGCGCAACGCCGTCAACGCGCGCATGAAGCGCACGCTGGCGCAGTTGTTCCCCGTGAACCACAAGCACGTCGGTGCCACCGGCCCGGACGGCAATATGCCGTTCGCACAGATCAGCCTGCTCGAGCATTACATCCGGTCGGCCGCGGTGAAGGACGTCGTGCGCGCGGACCTGATTGCCGGCGACGTGACGGGGCAGTGGAACCTTTACATCGACTGGTCGCGCACGCAGCGGCGCATCACCGAGCTGATCAAGAAGCCGCCCATCCTGGAAGACCACGAGCTGGGCGGGGAAGTCGAAGACCTTGCCGCGGATGAGGACGACTGGGACTGGGAGAAGGAATCGAAGGAGGTCACGACCGAGGGCCCGGACGTCGTCCCGTTCGCTACCGAGGACCTGGCGGTCTATCCGCCGACCTGCAACGACATCGAGAAGGCCACTGCGACGGCAATCCGGTTGCGCCTGACTGTCGACGCCGTTCAGCAGTTTATCGACGAGGGCGTTTTCGTCGGCGTCGAGGCGAAGGAGCTGGTCGACAACCTCGCGAAGCCGGACGGCGGTCGCGAGAAGTACGTCCCGCCGAAGAAACGCACCGGCGACGCCGGGATTCGCACAGAAGGCACGTTCAAGTACGCGCTGATCTACGAGGTGCACACGAACCTGGATCTGGGCAACGGCAAAGAGCCGTGTTTCGTGTACTTCGCCGGGCAGGATGTGATTCTTGGGATCATCCGCAACCCGTTCTGGTCGGGCAAACGACCGATCATCTCGGCGCCGATCGAGCGCATCACGGGCTCGTTCTTCGGGATTTCGAAGATCGAGCCGGTCAAGTTCCTGCAGTGGAACCTGAACGACTACTGGAACATGGGGCAGGACTCGGCGCAGTACAGCCTGCTGCCGATCACCATGGTCGACCCGCTCTCGAACCCGAACTACCAGTCGATGGTGGTCGGGCTCGCCGCAGTATGGTTGACCGACCCGAACAAGACGAAATTCGCAAACTTCCCGGCGATTTACAAGGACGCGATGATGCTCTGCCAGGGCATCAAGCAGGAGATCAACGAGTCGATGGACGTCAACGACGCCATGCTCGGGAAGATGCCGACCGGCCGGAAGAATCAGGCGCAGATGGCTGCTATGGCGCAGCAGCAGGAATCGAACATCATCGACAACGCCAAGCGGTACGAGGAAGTCATTCTCAACCCGCTGCTCGAATGGATGTTCGAGCTCGACCGGCAGTTCCGTACCGAGGAACTGACCGTCGAGGTGCTGGGCGAGATCGGCGCGCGCGCGAACCTGCAGAAGATCCCGCCGCAGGCGTTCGGTGAGCGCTACTTCTTCCGGTGGTGCGGCACGTCGTATCAGCAGAACCTGCAACGCATGCAGCAGATGATCGCCTGGATGAACGTCCTGCGCGGCATCCCGCCGCAGCAGCTCGACGGCCGGCGGCTGAACATCGGCCCGATCCTCGAATATGGCACCGAGCAGATTTTCGGGCCCGAGGTCGCGCCGCGCATCCTGATCGACGAGCGGAATCTGTTCCACCTCGATCCGCAGGATGAAAACCTGATGATGCACAACGGCCTGTCGGCTGAGATCCATCAGGCCGACGACGATCGCGCACACATCGCCGCGCATCTGCAGGCGGCGCAGCTCACGGGCGATCCGGCTGGTTTGTTCCGCGCGCACGTTCAGCAGCATCAGCAGGCCATGCAGGCGAAGCTCCAGGCGCAACAGGCGCCGAAGCAGCCGCAGGGGCAACCCGGCGTGCCGGGCGGCGCGGGGCCGGGTGTTGCAGGAACGCCGCGTGCCGGCGCACAGCCGGGGCAGCCTCGACCGCAGGGGCCAGCCGGCATGATCCATCCGGACCAGATTGCGTCACCGATGGCGGGGCCGCGATGAAAAACTTCTTCGCGCGCGCGACGCCGTGGCACACGGTCCAAACCGGTGACCTGATGGGGCACCTGACGTCTTCGGAGCAGGCCGCGGTCATCGCGCACGAGCGCGGGCATCTGGCGCACTGGCATGCGGAGAAGCGCCTGATGTGGTTCCTCACGCTGGCGGTGTTCTGGAACTGGCACGGCTTCCTGAGGATGTGCGAACGCCAGGAACTCGAAGCGGACCGATACGCGATCTCCTGCGGGCACGGTCGCGGCTTGCGCATGTTCCTGATCAAGCACGGCAGCCGGCGCAAGCACCTCGGCTATCCGTGCTTGCACAAGCGGCTGGAGGCGCTCGATGTCCGATGAATTCCGCATCGTTCCGCCTTTCGTGCGCGCCGAGGGCAAAGACGTACCGCCGGAACAGATCCAGGCGGCGCTGAACTCGCTTGCGCAGCAGTGCACCCAGGCGCTCAACCTGATCATCTCGCAAGGCCCGCAGGGCCCGGCCACGGGTGACCTGAACGGGAACTACCCCAGCCCGAGCGTGATCGCGGTGCACGCGACGTCCGGTACGCTCGACGGCGTCACGATCGGGGCAACGACGCGCAGCGCGGCATCTTTCACGACGCTGAGCGCCAATGGCGCGACGAATTTCAGCGCTGGCGGAACGTTGACCGGGACATTCACCGGCGGCGCGTACACCGGCGCGACGATCGACAATACCGTCATCGGCGGCACGACCCGCGCCGCCGGATCGTTCACTACGCTTTCCGCGAACGGCACGACTTCGCTCGCCTCCGTGACGGCGACCGGATCCTATTCGCAGTCGGCGACGCAGAATTTCTTCCAGAACAGCGGTGGGATCGTCAATCGCGGCAACGACCGGATGTTTGTCGGCGATGCGACGGCCGGCAGTGGCACGGCCGGCACCGCGCCGTTTGACTGGCTGTCGACTTTTCAAAAAGGTACGGGCGGCCTGGGGTTCGGCGTGAGCGAGTTCTCGCAGGCCGCCATCCTCACCAACCAGAACACGAACGCCCTGATCGGGCTGACTGTCGCAGCGCAGACGCTCAACGCTAACCAGGTGCGCGATTTCTGGGGGGTAGGCGGATACGCTCTGAACAATTCCGCATCGTTCGCCACGAATGCGTGGGGCATTTACGGCGAAGCGCACCGTCTGACGACGCAAGCCGGCGCCACGTACGCGGCCGAACTGGACACCCGCAACATCACGACGTTGACCGTGATCGATCCGTACACGCCGCAGCCGACGCAAACCGTAGGCTTGCAGGTTGCGTCCGGCGCCGGGTTCACGGGTACGCAGGCCGACAACTCAGCCGCCATCAATATCCAGAACAACAACGCGAAGTGGAACATCGGGATCAATATCGGTGCCACCGCGCTGACTGGCGATGACGGATCGACCGGGCAGGGCGTTGCGATCGCGACCGCCTACGGCCACGCATGGCAGTGGTACGGAGCGTCGAATGTCGGGACGAGCCGCATCATCTGTTTCGCGAAAACGACCGCAAAAGCGATGTCCCTGCAGTTCGACGAGGGCTTCTCGAGCGTCAAGAACAGCAACGGTGTGTCGGCCCTTCAGGTAACGAACAACAACAGCGGCGCGAATTTCCTGCTGGTGAATCCCGCCAACGCCGGCGCGGCCCCGCAGCTCGCCGCCGCTGGATCCGACACGAACGTCACGACGTATATCGTCGGCAAGGGCACGTCTGGCGTGACGCTTGGCGGGTTCACGGATGGCAGCAACGCGTCGGCCGGGACCGTGGGCGAGTATGTCACCAACTCGGCGACCGGCGTATCGCTGACGAGCGGCACCTCGGCGAACATCACGTCCGTTTCTCTCACCGCCGGTGATTGGGACGTGTCCGGGACGATCAGCTTCGTCCCCGCCGGAACGACAGTTCCATCCGCATTCAACTGCGGCGCCAGTACGACGTCCGCAACGCTCGGAGGTCTGGGCACGCAGACGTTCCTCGGCGCCAGCTTTCCCGCAGGTGTCGCTCAGGGCCTTGCGGCCCCGTCGCAGCGCATCAGCATTGCGTCGACCACGACGGTGTATCTGGTCGGCGCGTCGACCTTCACGACCAGCACGATGACCGCGAACGGTTTCATCCGCGCGCGGCGTGTGCGCTAGGAGAAACGATGGATTCGCAACTCGTTCAGGAAAAGATCCGGTCCGCCCGGCTGGAAATGGAAAACATCCACCTGAAGGGACAACTGCTTGCTATTCGACTCGGTGAGTTGACCGCCGAAGTCGCGAAGCTTGAAGCCCAGCTCGCCGCAGCCGCGAGGAAATCCTCTCGGAAACAGGAGCCGGCGAAGACCGCCGTTTGAACGAGGCGGGAAACCGGAATAAAAAGTGCGGAACCCTGATCAGGAGATCATCGTGCAGAAAACCCGAATCGCCGCTTTGATCGGCATGCTGTTCCCGGCGATCGGCCCCGGGCAGACCCCCAACATCCCGATGCTGGGCGCGTTGCCCGACCAGACGGGGCTGAGCAATGCGATCCTCGGTGTCAATCCGCTGCAGGAAGCGATCTACAACGCCGCAACGAACACGACGGCGTTCACTGCGGCCGGCAGCCAGATTTCGGGTGCTGCTCAGGTGTTCTTCAACCTGACCGGCACGCTCGCCGCAGGCCAGGCGCTGACCCTTCCGACCGTCGCGAACCTCATCGCATCGCTTCCGTCGGTGGTGCAGCAAAACCCCGTCGGGATGACATGGCAGCTGCGCGTCATCAACAGCTCGAGCGGCGCGTTTGCCTGGACGGTCACGACGAACACCGGCTGGACGCTGAGCGGAACGCAATCGGTTGCACAAAACACGTTCCGTGACTTAGTGGTCACCATCACCAGCGCGACGACCGCCACGATCCAGTCGGTCGGTACGGGCACGCAATCGTAAGGGCCGCCATGAGCAAGCTCCTGCAGCGACTTCTCGGTCTTCTCTTTCCCGGTGTCGACGGTGCTGATCCGGCGGACCCTGGTGGCGATGCTGGGGGCGGTGACCCTGGCGATGATGGTGCTGGTGGCGGCGATCCTGGCGCTGGCGATCCCGCTGCTGATATTCCGGAAGATGATTTCGACTTCGATTTCGTCGAGCCGGCAACGCCTTCCCGACGCGCGACTTCGGACGCGGACCGCCTCGCGGCGCTCGAAGCCGAGGTAGAACGCCGCGGCCGCGCGGTCGATACGTCGCGCGCGCCCACGACGCCGGCGCCGATTGCGGATCGCGATTATGAAGCGGAAGAAGCTCGCCTGCGCGATCCGAATACGACGGACATCGAGCGCTGGCAGATCCAATCGAACCGTACGCTGCGCCAAAGCCAACAGGCGGCGCAGGCGGCGTTGTTCCAGGCGCAGGATCTGCGGGACCAGACACTGTTCGAAGCGAAGATCGCCAGCGACCCGCACCGCGCACGATATCGCGATCGCGTCGAGCAGGCCGTGCAGGACGAACGCCGCGCAGGCCGCAACGCGTCGCGCGAGGCGGTCTACTACTACATGCTCGGCAAGGACATCGCGGACGGCAAGCTGAAGCCGAAGGCGAAAGCCAAGGCGCCCGCTGCCGACGTTCCGCGCGGCAAGACGCCGGGCGTGCGCTCAAACGTACCGCCGGCCCGCGGGCAGACCGAACACCAGAAGCGCACCGCGCGTCTGGCCGACGTGAACATCTGACCAGCACGAGGACACCATGCTGACAAAAATTCTGGCCCTCCTGACGGGCCTCATGTTCCCCGGGGTGACGAACCAGTCGACGAGTTTTACGGCTGACGTCGAAGCGTACATCCAGGAAGAAGTCGAGCCGCTCGCACGCCGGCAACTGGTCGCGTACCAGTTCGGCAAGCCGCTGAAGCTCGACACGAACCGCGGCACGACGTACACCGCGTCGCGCTACCAGCGCCTGCCGCTGCCGTACGCGCCGCTGCAGGAAGGTGTTGCGCCTCCGGGCGAAGCGATGACGCTGCAACAGGTCAGCGCCACTGCTCAGCAATGGGGCGATCGCGTCATCATCACCGATGTCGCGAACCTCACCATCAAGCACCCGCTGTTCCAGCAAGCCTGCGAGCTGGTGTCGATCCAGATGCCCGAAACGCTCGAGCGCAACACGCTGAACACGCTGCTGTCCGCGCCGCAGGTGAACTACGCCGGGGGCGCAGCAAACCGTGCTGCGCTGACCGCGTCGAACGTGATGTCTCCGCACGAATCGAACCGCCTGTTCGCATCGATGGCAGCCTACGGCGTGCCGCGCTTCAATGGCGACGAGCGCGAAGACATGATGATCGAGGCCGGCGCGTATCGCGATCCGTCCACGACGCCGCGCGTCAAGCAGCACTACGTCGCGCTGATCAGCCCGTTCTCCGCGCAGGACATGCGCGAGAACTCGTCCGTGCAGCAAGCCTGGGCGTACAGCGACGTGAACCGGCTCTACAACAACGAGCTCGGCGACTTCGGAGGCATCCGTTTCTGCGAAACGAACATGATGCCGTACTGGACCGGTGCGGCCGCGATCAACGGCACCGCGTCCGCGTCGGGCGGCCAGCTCGCAACCGGCACGTACTACATCCAGGTGACGGCCGCGCCGGCGCTTACGTCGGTCGAACAGACGATCTACCAGGTGTCGTCGTCGATCAGCGTGACGGGCCCGACCGGCTCGATCTCGGTCACACTGCCGTCGTTCCCGAACTACGTGTTCAACGTGTACATCGGCACGACCACGAGCCCGGCCAACCTCGCCACGGCGATCGGCAACGGTGTTCCGGTCACCGGTGTGCTCGCTGGTCAGGCAACGCAGCTGCAACCGAACCAGACGGTCACGCTGACCGGTATCGGCGTCACGCAAACGCCGCCGGCCGCGCCGGCGAACGGCGTGTCGGTGTTCCCGGTGATCTTCATCGGCAACCACAGTTACGGCCAGGTGCTGCTCGAGAACCCCGAGTTCCACTACCTGACCGGCGCCGACAAGTCGGATCCGCTGAACCAGACCCGGGTCGTGTCGTGGAAAGTGTTCTACGGCTCGATCCTGCTCAACACGGCCTTCCTGGCTCGCGTCGAATGCGGCTCCGCGTTCGCGCCGGGCTATCAGGGCGGTACCGTGACCACCCCGTAAGGAGTAACTGATGGCCGCACGTAACTCGCAGGAGCCGGGTAAGCCGGCTCCCGAGTCGGCTGACGCCGACGAATTGCTCGGCGGCGCCGCACCCGTCGAAGAAAGCCGCGAAGCGCTGCTGGAGCGCATCAAGGCGCTCGAAGCCGAAAACGCAAAGCTGGGCGCAGCGAAGGACATCGCCGAGGAAGAATCGGCGCGGCTGTCCGCACAGGCGCAATCGGCATTGCTGACGTCGGGCGTCGTCGAGCGCTTCGCCGGCAAGGCCGAGGACGGCAAGACGGATCTCTGGTGGTACCGCATCGACCTCGCGCCGTGCGGTGGTGAGCACCTGAAGATCAACGGCACCCCGTACCTGCACGGCCATACGTACAAGTTCGATACGGACACGCTCCGCTCGATCAAGGAAATGGTCGCGCGCACGTGGGTGCACGAAAACGACATCAACGGGCACGCATTCAACCCGTACAAGCAGGCGCAGAACAAAGTGCTCGGCGGCGGCCCCGTGCCGGCCTGGGCGCGATCGTAATCCCTCACCCCCGAAAGGAAGACCATGTCGCAAGCCTCCCAGGAAGTCACGGCTGCAACGGTGATCGGCAACTTCTCGATCACTCTCCCGGCGCCGAATCAGGCGCAACTCTCGGCCAGCGGTTATCTGGTCGAGGGCGAGGACAAAGCCTCGCTCGATGCCCGCATGGACACCGTGCGCGAAGCGCTTCAGCGCCAGCAACGCATGCTGGAAATCCCGGTCCTCGAAGCCCATATCGAGCAGTGGGAAAAAGCCCACGCCGACGTCGCACGCGCGTATGCGGATCTGCTCGAGCGCCAGAACGCGAAGACCGCCGGCAAGGCCGGGTCGAAGGCGTTGTCGAGCCAGGAGCAAGCAAACCTGAAGAACGCGCCGCAGCAGCTGAAGGGCATCGAAGCCGAGCTCGAGAAGGCACGCAAGAAGATCGCGGACGCCCGCGCAGGGAAGTGAAATGGCCTACCTCCAGGCCCAACAAATTGTCGCGCGCGCCTGCGCGATCGCGAAGGCGCCGGGATGGCTGTCGCAGGGCGGCATCTATCTGAACATGGTCCTGGAGGACCTCTGGCTGCATCGTGACCTGAAGATCAACCGGGTCACCGAATTCATTAACGTGCAGGCCAACAACTACGGTCCGTTCACGTTGCCGCTCAATTACCTGCGCCCGTACGACCTGTTCTTCCAGCAGAACAACCTGCCGTACTTCCTGCACCCGATTTCGCCAGAAGAGTGGGACCAGGAATTCAAGGATCCGTCGATCGCGAACTATCCGTACGAGTTCATGACGCTGCTGTACGACGAAACAACCGCGCAGGCGAAGCAGTCGGCCGGGCAGCTCTTCATCTATCCGCAATCGTCCGGGCAAATTACCTTGACGCACCGTTATATGGTGAAGCAGCCGGACATTGCCGCGCCGGAAACGGCGTCGATCATTCCGTGGTTCCCGGATCAGCAGTACCTCATCAAGGCAACGGCCGTCGAGCTGATGGGGGAGACGGACGATACCCGTCAGGAATCGTGGCGCGCGCAGTGCGAGGCAATGCTGCGCACGCACCTGATCATGGAAGGCGACGAGCAGCAGGTGGTCAAGTCGGTGCGGCTCGATCCGCGGCGCTTCCACACGAACCGCACGCTGAAGCCGACGAAGATCACGGATTGAGAGGCGCGACATGGCGATCCGCAATGCGAAGCCGGTCCGCTTCACCCCCAAGGGGCTATGCGATGCGTTCGACGCAACGGACGCGTTCCCGGGCGCCTGCCAGCTGCTGACCAATCTCGTATTCGACCAGGGCAACCCGGAAATCGTCGTGGCACGCCCGGGCGTCGGCAGCGCTGCTACGTCGTTCGGCAGCTTCACCACGCCGACGTTCGTGTCGGTGTTCATTGTCATCGGAACGATCGCGTATGGAATGGTGTCGACCGCGCGCAATCCGGGGTTCGACGAGCCGTTCGCATACAACCTGCTGACGAATTCGTTCATCACGATCACTGGCGTCACGGCGGGGAACGTCCCGTCGTCGCCCTCGACCAGCGGGCCGTGGACACCCCCTACGATGGCGGTCGTCAGCACAAAGATCCTCGTGACTCACCCGGGATTCAGCGGGGTGGGGTCGAACTTCTTCGGGGTTCTCGACATCTCGATCCCGGCCGCGCCGGCTTGGTCGTCGGCGAACCTGGCCACGAACCCCCTCACGGGAGTGCCGACGTCGGTCGCTAACTTCAACAACCGCGCGTGGTTCGCCGTCGGCAACACGCTCAATTTCAGCGATCCACTCGCGCCGACCACGCGTACGAACGCGACGCAGGCGGTGACCGTCGGCGACACGACACCGGTCACCGCGCAGTCGGGCTTGCCGATCCAGACCACGTCGGGCGGCGTGATCGGGGCGCTGGTGGTGTTCAAGCAATCGCAGGTCTGGCAGGTGACGGGCGATCCGACCACGAACAATCTCGCGCTCAATTACATCTCGCTCACGACCGGGTGCATCGCGCCGCGCAGCGTCGTGCAGGGGCCGTTTGGGATCTTCTTCGCGGGCCCCGATGCGCCTTACATCCTGAATTTCCTCGGCACGTTGGTTCCGCTGTCGAGCCGGCCGGGCACGGATTTCCCCGCCGATCTGCAGGTGCCGTTCCAGAACGCCACCCAGCCATCGCGCATCAGTGCTTCGTTCTCCGGGAACATCTACCGGGTCTGCGTACCGACGTTGATCCAGGGGCAGGCGCAGACGAACGACTACTGGTACGACATTCGCCGGAAGCGTTGGACTGGACCGCACAGCTTCCCGTACGACTGCGCCGCTCAGTACGGGAACGTCTTCGTGCTGTCGAGCGCGGCGCAGGGAGCCAAGCTTTTCATCAGCACGACGATCCCCACCTCGAGCAGCTCGTATGCGGACGCTGGTGTTGCGCTGACCGCGCATCTACGCTCGGCCAGCTTCCCGAAGACCGGCCACATGCAGCAGATCCAGGTGGTCGAGTCGACGATCGAGCTTTCGTCGACCGGCAACGGCGTGAATTTCAATCTCACGGCCCTGGATGATCAGGACAGCACGCTCGGCACGACGTTCGTGACGACGCAGCCGAGCGGATCGGTTTGGGGGGCCTTCACGTGGGGGCTGGCGAACTGGTCGAGCGACACGTCCATTCCGCACGTGTACACGATCCCGTGGCCGATCGCTCTCGTCTTCCAGAAGATGGCCATCGACGTGCTGGTGACACCGGTCAACGAGATCCAGATCGGAACCTTCTTTGCCCGGTATCAGGACGCCGGCTATACGAACCAGAGGTGAGCCATGCCCATTATCGGCAATCTGCCTAACAACCTGCAGAACGGGACGACCGCCGACGCGTCGCAGGTGATGGCCGACTTCAATTTCATCGTGAACCAGGTCAACGCGAATGCAAACCAGATCGGCACGCTGACCGCGCCGAGCGGCACGACGATGGCATTTCAGCAGGCGTCCGCGCCGCTCGGGTGGACGGCACAGACGAACGCGATCTACCTCGACGCGTTCATGCGTAGCGTGACGCCCTCCGCGTTCTCGGGGTCGGGCGGCACGGTCGGTGCGGGGAATCTGATTCTCGGGCCGATCTCCGGAGACGGGCACGTGCTGTCGGTCGCGGAGATGCCGGCGCACGCGCACACGGATTCGGGCCACGTGCACGGTACTACGGAGAACCCGCACACGCATCCGGGGCCGGGTGGCGCGTCGTTCTATACGAACGCGGCGAGCGGAGCGAACTACGGTGGTGGCGGGACATCGTTTGCGATTGCCGCGGCGACCGGCGGCGCGACCACGAGCCTGACGGTCAATTCCAGCACGGCGAACCTGCAGAACACCGGCGGTGGTGGGGCGCACAGCCACACGCTGACGGCGAACTGCAAATACGTCGACCAGATCGTGGCGGTGAAATCGTGAAGAAAAAGGAACCAGTTTGCCCACTGCTCGGCAAGCCGTGCGTCGGCGACGCATGCATGTTCTGGGTGCACATGATCGGGCAGAACCCGCAGACCGGCCACTCGGTGGATCAGTGGGATTGCTCGGTGCGCTGGCTGCCGATGCTGCTCGTCGAGAACGCGCGGCAAGCGCGCGGCGCTCAGGCCGCGGTCGAGTCGATGCGAAACGAAGTGGTGGGCCGGCAGGACACGTTGAACAACCTGATTTCGCAGGCAGCACGGCGCCCGCAGCAGATCCGGGACGTCGAAACGCCGCCGTCGGACCAGATTTCCGACGGGCGGGAAACAAAACCACAATCTCACCAGTAAATCGGGGAAACCATGGGAAACCGGACTCTCACCGAAGACGACGTCAAGGCGATCGCCGAGCAGATCGAAAGCGGCATCACCCAGCGTTTCCAGCTCAACGTCGGCCGGGGTGTCCTCGGACTGGCGTGGCGCGTTTTCATGTACGCCCTGGTCGCGCTGGCCGCTTACGGCGCGGGCGGCGGCTTCAAGAAGTTCCTCTAGGAGATGGACATGCTCGAATCGATCAAATCCGCCATCGAGGCGCGTTTCCAGGCGCTGGCGAATGACGGCCGCGCCTTCGTCGACAAGGTCGAGGAAATCGTTGGCCTCGGCAACGCGGCGAAGGAACTCACTGACCTGGAGTCGAATTTGACGTCGATCGTCACCGACGTACTCGCCACCCCGGAGCAGAAGGTCGAGCAGATCCTGCATGCGGTGGGCAAGCTGTGAGCAGCTTCGACGACGCCTTCGCGTCCCTGATGGGCAACGAGGGCGGGTATTCGAACAACTCGGCCGACCCTGGCGGCGAAACGATGTGGGGCGTCACTGCTCGCGTCGCGCGTGCGCATGGGTACGGCGGTGATATGCGCCAGCTTCCGCAGGCTACGGCGAGGTCGATCGCGAAAACGGTCTACTGGGATCCGTACTACTGCGACCAGTTCGATCCGCGCGTGGCGTTCCAGGTCTTCGATGCCGCGTACAACGGCGGGCTACCGGTGACCTGGTTGCAGAAGGCTGCGGGCGTGGAAGTTGACGGCCGGATCGGACCGGTGACGATCGCCGCGGTGAACGCAGCGGACCCGCTGCGCATCGTCGCGCGGTTCCTCGCATACCGGCTGAAATATCTGGCCGACCTGCATAACTGGCCGTCGTTCAGCCACGGGTGGGCGAACCGCATCGCCAACAACCTTTTGAAGGGAGCCGCATGATGGGATTCCTCGATCCGATTTCCGCAGTTTCCGACGTTGTCGGGAAGGTCATCGATCGCGTATGGCCGGATCCGGCACAGGCGGCCGCCGCAAAGTTGCAGCTGCTCCAGCTGCAGCAGACAGGCGAGCTCGCGCAGATCACTGGCCAAATGCAGATCAACCAGGCCGAGGCGCAGAGCAGCGACCCGTTGCAGCACTGGCGTGGTGGGATGGGGTGGGTGTGCGTGACCGGATACGCCTGGAACTTCGTACTGCGGCCGGCGATGAGCGACATCTCCGCGCTTTTCGGGCACCACATCGTCTTGACGGAAATGGATCTCACGCAACTCGCGACGATCACGATCGGCATGCTCGGGCTCGGCGGGATGCACGTCTATCAACAGGTCAAAGGCAAATGAACAACCTGATCCGAATCGGTGGTGGTATCGACACGGCCCCGCTGCTGCTCGCAATTGCGCGGCAACCGGGGCTGTGGAATCGACATACCGCGCGCACCGACCCGGAAGGCGGCCCGCACGCTGACGTGTCGGATATCTGGCTTCGGTACAACGACGAGAAGCCGTACAAGGCGGCCGGCGACTACACCGGGTTCAACGACGCGCATGACGCTGTCTTCTATCCGGAATGGTACGCGCTGCCGCAGGCGCGCCCGATCGTATTCGGTTTGATGGCGCGCGTGGAAGGCACGCGCCTGGGCGGCATCCTCATCACGAAGATCCCGCCCGGCGGGCGCGTTCTGCCGCACGCCGACGACAACTGGCATGTGCGGCACTACAACACGAAGCTGTATGTGCCGCTGCAGTCGAACCCGAAGTGCTGGAACCGCGTCGAGAACGAGACGGTCGCGATGGCTCCGGGGGAGGTCTGGTACTTCGATAACACGAAGGAGCATGAAGTGGTCAACGAAGGCGACGACGATCGGATTACGCTGATCGTGTCGATCAGGTGCGAGAAATGACCATCAAGCACCACTTCTCCGCCGGCGGCGTGTACGCGCGCGAGCAGACGCTGCACGCCGGCGAGGAGGTGCAGAAGCACGTGCACGACTACGACCACCTCAGCTATCTGGCGCACGGCACCGCGATGCTCGACGTCGACGGGGAGCTGAGCGTGCTGCACGGTCCGTGCATGCTCGAAGTGAAGGCCGGCCGCGTGCATCGCATTACCGCGCTGACAAACCTGACATGGCTCTGCATTCACGCCGAAAGCGTGGCGGATCCGGAAACGTTGATGAAGGGGTAAGCCATGCCGTGGGGAGCAGTCGCTGGGGTAGTCGGGAGCGTCGCCGGCTCCGCAATTTCGGGAGCCATGTCGCCCAGCACGAGCGGGGGCGGCGCGTCCTATTACACCCCGACCGGGCTCGGCACCGCCGACACCACCTGGCAGAACCTGTTGTCGAACATCAACCAGATCTATAGCGGGAACGACCTGGGGCAATACGGTCTGCAGTCGCTGTATGGCGGGCTGAACGCAAACAACGCGTACGGCGGTGCATACCAGAATGCCGCGAACGTCGCCGGCAACCAGTACGGCTATCTCGGTTCCTTGATGAACTACGAGGGCACCCAGAACCTGAACACGCAGAACGATCTGCTTGGTGCCGGGAAGCAGGTCTTCAACATGGGTCTGGATCCGCAGAGCGCGCTCTACGATCGCACGTTGAACCAGCTCACGCAGCAGACTGGCGTGACGAACTCGATGTACGGGCTCGGCTCGTCCGCAGCCGGCGCCGGCGTGCAGAACCAGGCGCTGTCGAACTTCAACATCGACTGGCAGAACAACCAAGTGCAGCGCGCGGCGCAGGGGCTACAGGCATACTCCGGCGCGGCGGGTACCGCTGGACGATACGGCGAGCTCGGCACGTCGCAGCTGCAGGCTGCGCCTGGGTACACGCTGGCGGCCGGCTCAACGCCATACAACACCGCGCAGACGATCGCCGGCGTGCCGGGGTCGCTGGCGAACACGTACGGTTCGTTCCTGAACTCGAACATCTACGGCCCCGCCGAAGGAATCATGAGCGGAATCATCCCGTACATGAACTACGGCGCTGGCGCCCAGTCGGTGCCGTTCCAGAGCCAGGCACAGGGCGCCGGCGCGCTCGGCAGCAGTGTGGCTCAGGGAATTTCGGGCCTTGGGAACGTCGTGCAAAACGCAGGCGGTTTCGGCAATTTCTTCAACGGCACCACGGGATCGTTCGGCGGGGGCGACTTCAGCGGCGCGTTCACGTCCAGTCCGTACTACTCGGGCGGCGGGAACCAGTACGGTTTCACGATGGGGTAAGCCATGGCCGGACTCGCGGGACTTCCTTACTTCCTCCAGTATCAGCAGGCTGCTGAGCAGCAAGCCGCGCAGCGGCAGCTGCGTGCGCTGCAGCTCGCTCAATTTCAGCAGGAGCAGCAGGACCGTCAGCGCAAACAGGCTGCGCTCGAGGCGGCCGGCAACGCTTTGCCGCAGCTTTTGGCCGGCCAGCCGGCGCAAATGCCGCCCCCACCGCAGGCACCGAATCCGGGGCAGCCGTCGGTACCGACGCAGCAGCCGTCGGCGGGCATGCTTCAACCCCCGCCGATGCCGATGCCTGGAAACACGCCCCCGTTGCCCCCTGGGATGCCCGCAGGTATGTCGGGGAAGCCGCCTGTCGCCCCGTTTCGGCCGCTGCCGACTGCGGGCTCGCCGGCGCAGGCGACACCTGCGCAAATTCCTGCGCCGCCTTCGAACGCCCCCGGCCCGATGCAGCAATCAGCCGGACCGCTTTCGCTCGATGGCGCGATCAAGGTTCTGAAGGATCAGGGCCTGTCCGGTGCCGACCTGATGGCCGGCCTGCAGCAACTGACGCCAATCCTCGACTCGCAGGCGAAGCAGCAGGCCGCGCAGATTCAGCAGCAGTTCCAGCATCAGCTGCAGATCGCACAGCTGCAGGAGCGCTATGACGCACTGCGCCAACGCGCGGAGGACAATGCGCTGAACCGCGAAGACCGTCGGCAAGCCCGCGCCGAATCGAATCAGCTGCGTGCTGAATCGATCGCGCTTCGCCGGCAGGCGATCGCGATGGCAAACGGTGACGACGCGAAATTCTCGCCGGAAGACCTGAAGTTTCTGGCGGAACAGGCGCGCGCGGGCGATACGTCGGTCTACCAGAACCTCGGCCGCGGCGCACAGGGCGCGAAGAACATCATCGCGCTGCGTCGCGAGGTGATGCGTCAGGAGCGCGAAGCAGGCGGAACGGGGGCGGACATCGCCGCCGCCAATGCCGGGTTCCAGGGCGAGAAGGCAGCCGCCCGGACAGGCGCCACTCGCGCGGCGAACATCGGCATGGCCGTTGCCGAAGCTCAGAAGACCTTCCCGCTCGTGCGCGAAGCCTCGGCCGCGCTGCCGCGCACCGAGTTTCCTGGCGTGAACCGTGCGATGCAGGCTGCTCAAACGGGTACTGGCGATCCGCGCGTCGTTGCGCTCGGCACGGCGCTGAACACGTCGGTGAACGCCTACGCTCGTGCGATCAGTCCGACCGGTGTGCCGACGGTGTCCGACAAAGAGCACGCGCGCGAACTGCTGTCCACCGCCAGTACGCCTGAGCAGCTGAACGCGGTCCTTTCGATGATGGAAAAGGAGATGGCCGCGGCGCGCCAAGCCCCCGCCGAAGTCCAATCTCAGCAGAAAGCGCGCATTTCAGGGCGCGGTGAAGGCGCGCCGGCGGTCGGCACGGTTGAAGGCGGGTACCGGTTCAATGGCGGCGACCCGTCGAAGCAAAGCAACTGGGAGAAGATGTAATGGCCGGCCCGTGGGAGAAATACGCGCAGGATACCGCCGCGTCCACGACGGGACCGTGGGACAAGTACGGCAGTTCGGCGCCGGTTGCGGCAGCGCCGCGCGGCCCTGTTGCGCCTCTCGATCGCTTGCCGCCTGATGGGCCGACGCCGGCTCCGGCGTCGAAGCACGCCGACACGATCGCAGAGCGCCTGCTCGGATTGGGTAAGAGCGCGGTCGGGCTCGGCGAAGCCGGTCTGTCCGCCGCAACCGGCGCGCTGGCCGCGCCCGTGGGCGCTGCCTACGGCATCGGCAAGACGCTCACGAGCGGCAAGTACGGCACGCAGCAGGGTATCGAGGAAGGCGACCGGGCGGGCGCAGCGCTGGCCAACAAGCTGACATACCAGCCGCGCACCGAGGCCGGCCGGGCCGACGTCGAGGCACTCGGCAATTCCGGGCTGATGCACGCGCTGCAGGGCATGCCGGTGGAAGGCCCGATGATCGCGCGAATCCCGGAAGTGCCGCGCGGCGTGCTCGCGACTGCGGAAGGCGCTGCGGGCGCGCTGCGCGGGGGCGCGAACGCCGTCGGACGCGGCGCCGTGCGCGCCGCTGCTCGCGCACTTCCGGAAGTCGATCCGGAGACACTACGGCTCGCGCGCGAAGCGCATGAGATGGGCTTCCGCTTCCGGCCGGACCAGATGTACGAGAACAAATTCGGGCGCATCGCCGGGCAGCTCTCGTCGGACGTGCCGTTCTCCGGTGAGACGTCGGCCGCGAACCAGCGCGTATTCAACCAGCGCTTGATCCAGGCGATCGGCGGTGAGGGCGACAGGCTGACGCGCCAGGTGTACGCGAACGCGATGAAGAAGTCGGGGACCGAGATCGACGCGATCACGGCGGCGCACAGCATCCCGGTCGACAATGCATTCCTGAACCGCCTTCAGCGTGCGAAGGGCAACCAGCTGCCGGAAGTGCAGGGCGTCGTGCAGGGGTACATCGACGATCTCGAGGCGCTCGCCGGCTCGCGTCAGAAACTCTCCGGTGGTGGCGCGACGTCCGCTGCGCGGCAACTCGACGGAGCGAAGCTCCGGCCGTACCTGACCAAGCTGAAGTCGACGATCCGCAGCACGTCCAACGGCGATCTGCGGCACGCGCTGAGTGACCTGCAGGGTGAGATCGAAGACGCGTTCCTGCCGCAGCTGTCGCCCGACGAGGCTGCGCGCTACGCGGCCGCACGCCGGCAGTACGCGATGGGGAAGACGATCGAGCCGCTCGTGGCGAAGTCGCCCGGCGGGAACATCAGCCCGAAGGCGCTGATGGGCGCGGTCACGTCGAACGCGTACGGCAAGCGCGCGATGGCGATGGGCCAGGGCGGCGAACTGGGCAAGCTGGCGGACATCGGCTCGCTGTTCCTGCGCGAGCCGGGCACGTCGAACACGGCCGAACGCGGCATCGTGGCCGGCGTGCTGGGTGGCGCGGGGCTCGGCGTCAATCCAGCGGCTGCCGTTGCGCCGTGGGTCGCCGCGAACCTGTACAACCGCGCCGGCCCCGCCGTAACCGAACAACTCCTTCAGCGACCGCCTACTCCATGAGAATCCTCGCGATTGACGTCGGTTCGAACTGCCTCGACTGGCTGATGCGGTGCCAGGAGTGGGGGCATCAGGTGCTCTGGTACGACAAGCCACGCCCGGACGGGACCGACCGTCATGCTGGCGAAGGGATCGTGCCGAAGATCCGCGACTACGACGAACTGCGGCGGAAATGGCTGGGGTGGGCCGACCTGATCTACACGCCCGACAACGTCAGCTATCTCGAGATGCTCGAGCCGTACCGTCGGATCGGATATCCGATTTACGGCTGCAACCTGGCGGCCGTCGAATGGGAGCTCGACCGCGAGGTCGGGCAGAAGGTCATGGAAGAGTGTGGGATGCGCATCATCCCCGGCAAGACCTTCCACGACTACGATTCCGCGATCGCCTACGTGAAGAAGCAGGGCAAGGCGTTCGTGTCGAAGCCGTCGGGCGACGGAGAACGGGCGATGTCCTACGTCGCCGACAGTGCGGCCGACATGGTCTACATGCTCGGGCGGTGGAACAAGATCGACAAGTACCGCTCCGCGGCGCGCAAGGACGGCTTCATCCTGCAGGAGAAGATCAGCGGTATCGAAATGGCCGTGGGCGGTTTCTTCGGGCCCGATGGATGGTCGAAGGGCTGGGTCGAGAACTGGGAAAACAAGAAGCTGATGAACGGCGACCTAGGCGTGAACACGGGCGAGATGGGTACCACGGTGCGCGTTGTCCGTCAGTCGAAGCTCGCCGACGAGGTGCTGAAGCCCGCCACCGAGCACCTGAAGCGGATCGGCTATGTCGGTTACGTCGACGTGAATTGCATGATCCCGACCGACGGAAAGGGCCCGTATCCGCTCGAGTGGACGATGCGCGACGGTTGGCCGATCCGCCACAACCTGACCGCACTGATCGAGGGTGATCCGGCGCAATGGATGGCAGACAAGATCCAGGGCCGCGACACGCTGAAGATCCGCATGGATGAGGTGTGCATCTCGGTTCTCATGGCGCTACCAGACTTCCCGTACTCGAAGATCACGAACAAGGAGCTGTGCGGGATCCCGATCTACGGCGCCGAGGACATGGAGCATCTGCACTTCTCCGAAGTGATGATGGGAACCGCACCGCGCGAGGTGAACGGCAAGGTGGTTGACCTGCCGGGCCCCGTGACGGCGGGCGACTACGTGCTGGTCGCGACGGGCACCGGCGAGACGATCACCGGCGCGCGCCGGTCTGCCTACAGCGCGATCAAGAAGGTGAAGATCCCCAACAGCCCGTTCTACCGAACCGACATCGGCGTGGGTCGGCTGAAGAAGCAGCTGCCCGAGCTGCAGGCTATGGGCTACGCGAAAGGGCTGAGCTACTGAAATGAGACGATCCATGCGCGCCGGCCTGATTTCCGAGGAATTGATCAAGACCGCCCTGACCGAGGCCAAAGGAGACATATTCCTGGCTGCGTCGACACTCGACTGTACCGCCCACGAGTTGGACGGATACATCCGTGCATCTGCCGAACTTCAGGGGTTTGCCGCGGCGATCGAGAAGGTCAAGGTGGATCCGTCGTACTCTCGCATGAGCAGCGAGCAGTTCGACGCCCGAGTATCGGATCTCACCCGCGCATACAAAGTGGTTGGCCTCGAGGAACTTCACGGTCTGGCGACGATGGACCACAAGGACAGTGCGGCGATGGCGAAGGTCAAGCTGCAGGCTGCGATCGCGCTGCGAGGTGGTGAACAGCGCGCCGTCGGCGATCGGGAGATCGAACACGCTCTGTCCGAGCTCAACCAGCTGTATCACGCCAACGCCCCGCGCATCAAAGAGATCCGCCAGACCGTCGTCAAGCTTGAAGATGGTCGGGAAGCGACTCAACGAGTGATCGAACTTCAGCAAGATCAGCAATAGCCTGCAGGCGCTTTCGTTCGAGCAGGTCCCAATCGGGTTCATCGCTTCGGTACACCTGCCACTTCGTCAAGGAGATGTACCCGAGGCGCGCCATTTGCTTTATGGCGGCCTTGTGACCTTCCTCGCGTACCACCTTCTTCGGATCCGTGCGTCCGGCCCCGATCCAATTCCAAGCGGGCACCAATCCGGGCGCGTCGGGTTCCAACCGCGGGCGTAGTTCCCATTCCTCGACTGGTTTCAGACTCTTGCGCATGTATGTCACACGCTGGCGAGGAATGCCGGTCTCGGACTCAAGTTGCTCGTCCGTCAATCGGCGGCCGCGGCATGCGTTCCAGATCGCGCGCAAATCTTCGGCGCGCGGCGTGCGCAGGTCGATGCATTCCTCGTGTACGCGCCAGGTGTGCGGGACCGGAATCACAGTGTATTCGGACGTATTGGCGTGAGAGCGGGTTAGCCGTTCCATCGTCATCGGGCATTCTACGAACACGAGGACGTCCGCCGGGCCGGCCCGATCGGAATACGTGTAGCGATCGAGCAACACACCACCGTTGGCTTGCCATCTCGCCAGTTGTCCGTCGCTCGCGCGATCCCACCACGCCCACACATAGACGGGTAGATCGGCGATCGACGCGCTCTTGAAGAACGCCGGCTTGATCGTTGTGTATCCACGGTTCACCAGCACATGAGTGAACGCTTCGTGAGCTTTTCGGATAGAGACGGCGACGTTCCGCGTAGCGTACATCTTCATCGAATTTCCGTTCTCGAACCTCGCTGACCATGCTATCGCGTGAAAGATTGCGGCACTCGCGTAGGCGACGGCTCGACGCCTTGGCGGAGATTTGCGCGAAGCCGGCGAAGCGCATTGATTACTGACGCGAAACAGACCATCGAACACGTCGACGTGGGTGCCATTCGCATCAACACAAATTACGGAGCCGATTCGCGAAGTTGACGTAAAAGTAATTCCGCATCAAAGCGTACTGATCGCGGTACCTTGTCATTCGCAATTAGATCTTGGACGAATTTCCCGAGCAGAATTATCGATACGATGTCGTTCCGTAGTGATATCGGCTCGATAGGTTGATCAGCCGTCTTCCTTGACGGGATCAACTTAGCTGGAAGTTTTGAGCGCATCTAGATGGTCAGCCCAGTGTTGCATCATCTTCCGGCGCTCAGGCAGGTATTCCGCATGTACGTAAGCCGCGGTAACCTGGTTTCGCTCCGCGTGAGCGAGTTGCCGGTCGACGACGTCTCTGCTGTAACCTAGCTCGCGAAGCACCGTAGCGGCCAACCCGCGGAATCCATGGCCGGTCATTCGCGACTTGTAGCCCATGCGGTAGAGCGCATAGAGCATCGTGTTGTTCGAGATGTGGCTTCGGCCCTGGACGCTGTAGAAGACATACCGCTGGTTGCCGTTGAGCTCACGCAGGGCCGCAAGCACGTCTAGCGCTTGTCGCGACAGCGGCACGATGTGCGGATCGCGCATCTTCATCCGCTCAGGCGGAATGCGCCATTCGGCTGCGCGCTCATCGAATTCATCCCATTCAGCGTTGATCATTTCAGTCGTCCGAGTGAACGTCAGCGCCATGAACCGAAGAGCGAGTTGCGTGACTCGATCGCCGGAGTAGGCGGCAATGTCGCGCATGAGCTGCGGGATTTCGACGGGCTTCACGCGCGCCATGTGCTTGACACCCGGGCCTTTCTTCAAAACGGTTTCGGCATCAATGTCAGCAGCAGGATTGCGTGAGCATCGGCCGGTCATGATGCCGTACTGGAAGACTGCCCGCGATCGCTGCAGCACTCGCTTAGCAGTTTCACGAACACCCCGCGCCTCGATGGCTCGCACGATCTCGAGCATGTCAGGCGCCTCAATGTCGCGCAACGACTTGGAGCCGATCCGCGGAAACGCGTCGACCTCGAGCGAATTGATCACCTTGTCTGCGTAGACTTCCGTCCAACCATCCTTCTGCGACTCGAACCACTCCCGGGCGACAGCTTCGAAGGACGACGACGCCTCGATCGCCCGGGCCCGCTTGATCTCGCGCTTCTGCTCTGTCGGGTCGGTGCCGGCCGCCAAGAGCTTCCGTGCAGCTAGACAGGCTTGTCGTGCCTCGGCCAACGACACTTCAGGGTAGACGCCGAACGACGCGAGTTTTTCTTTCCCATCGAAGCGATACTTCATGCGCCAGTACTTGGAGCCGTTCGGCATGACCTGGAGATAAAGCCCCTTGCCGTCTGCAAGACGGTAAGGCTGCTCGGCAGGCTTCGCGCGGCGCACCTTCAGGTCAGTGAGAGGATCGGTTTGCTTCGGCAT